GTGCTGAAGGCGGCGGTGGCTTCCGGCGACACGACCAGTTCTAACTGGGCCGTGGAGTTGGCGGACTACACCTACATGGCAAGCGAGTTCATTGATCTGTTGCGCCCTGCGACGATCATTGGCCGCATCCAGGGCTTCCGTCGCGTGCCGTTCATGATCCGCATGCCCGCAACGGCAGCAGGGGTCAGCGCGGCGTGGGTTGGTCAGGGGCTGGGCAAGCCGCTGAGTGCGATGGACTTCGACACGGTGACGTTGGCGCAGAACAAGATCGCCTGTATCGTGGTGCTGACCGAAGAGTTGGTCCGGTTCTCAAGCCCCTCCGCCGAGGCGGTGGTGCGGCAGGACATGATCGACGCGATGAGCCAGTACATGGACCAACAGTTCATCGATCCTACGGTGGCGGTGTCGGGCACGGTTCGTCCGGCCAGCATCACCAACGGCGCCAGCAACAACGCGACGACGGGCACCACCATCGCTGCGATCACCACGGACGTGGGCGTGCTGATGAACAAGTTCATCAACGCCAACATCACGTTGCGGGCCGGTGTGTGGGTCATGCACCCGAGGACGGCGTTGTATCTGTCGATGCTGCGCACGGCGCAAGACGTGTTTGCGTACCCGACGATCCAGATGTCGGGAGGCACGTTCTACGGCATGCCAGTGATCACGAGTGCCAACGTGCCCATCGACACGGGCAACGACACCTACATGATCCTGATGGATGCGTCGGAGGTCTTCTTGGCCGATGACGGCGGCGTGTCTCTGGACATCAGCCGGGAGGCTTCGCTGAACATGGTGAATACGTCGGATGCGAAGGACACTCCGTCCACGATGGTCAGCTTGTGGCAGCACAATTTGGTGGGCCTGCGCGCTGAGCGCTACATCACCTACAAGCGTCGGCGCACGGCAGCGGTGTCCTACATCAAGGACATCACGTTCTAGCAAATAAACTGCACAAGTTTTGTGCAGCGTACCGGGGTTTCTCCTCCGGGGGCTCTACGGGGTCCCCTTTCCCACTCCCAGGGCGCGCGGTGTTTCGCCGCCCTGGGGTGTTTTTCCAGCAAGGAGTTCTGATGGCGCAAGTTCAAAAGGTTCATCTCCGCGCCGAAGCTCGTCAGCTTCGAGACGGAAAGGTTGTCTTTCGAGGCGACCCTTTCACAGCGTCCCCAGAGGAGGCTGCTGATCTGGTTTCCATGAGCTTCGCTTCTGTTGTCGATCATGGCATTGACAAGGAACCGGAGTTGTCCCCCGTCGTTTCCAGCAAACCCACAATTCGCCGAAAGGTCCTCACCCCAGGAAAAGCATCGCCCAAGGGAAGCTACCGTCGGCGTGACTTGCGCGCAGACGATTGAGCGGGTACCGCGGTGCTCGGTTCTTTCCTGCGTGCAATCTTGAAGGGGGCGACAAAATGAAACTGCCTTGGTTCCGAACGAAGGGCATCGTCGCTCCCATCAGTGTGTCGGGGTCTGGGGGCTCGCTTGTGCCCGCTTCATCCTCGTCCACGTTCATGGGCTTCATCCGCGAGTCGTTCGCGGGAGCGTGGCAACGCAATGTGGTCATCGACAATGATCGCAACCTCCTCGCCTTCAGCGCGGTGTATGCGTGCATCACGCTCATTGCCAACGACATCGGCAAGTTGCGCTTGAAGTTGATGGAGCGCGACGATGATGGGGGCGTTTGGGAAGAGGTTGACGCCTCTGTTCCCGCATTCAGTCCCGTGCTTCGTAAACCGAACCACTACCAAAACCGCATCCAGTTCCTCACGTGTTGGATGATGAGCAAGCTCATGCACGGCAATACCTACGTGCTGAAGCGGCGCGACGCTAGGAATGTGGTGTCTGAGTTGTATGTGCTGGACCCGAGGTTGGTGGTCCCGCAGCTTGCGCTCGACGGTTCCGTTTTTTACCAGCTCAACGTGGATCGCATCTCTGAACTTGAACAAGCCGTCATCGTGCCTGCGGACGAAATCATTCATGACCGCATGCCCGCGCTGTGGCACCCGTTGATCGGGGTGAGCCCCATCTATGCTTGTGGGAGTAGTGCGACGCAAGGCATTCGCATTCAAGCGAACAGCGCTGCGTTCTTCGAGAACATGAGCCGCCCCAGCGGCGTGCTGACGGCTCCTGGAACGATTCAAGACTCCACAGCCGAGAGACTCAAGAAAGCGTTCGAGGAAAATTTCAGCGGTTCAAAGCTCGGGCGTCTCGCGGTATTGGGAGATGGGCTCAAGTACGATGCGATGACGATCCCCGCTGCCGATGCTCAGTTGATTGAGCAGTTGAAGTGGACGGTGGAAGACGTGGCGAGATGCTTCCATGTCCCGCTGCACATGATCGGTAGCGCCAATCCCACGTTCCAGAACATTGGCAGCCTCACCCAGTCCTACTACACGCAAACGCTTCAGTCACACATCGAGTCGCTTGAGCTTGCGCTTGATGAGGGGCTCTCCCTCCCGACCAAGTACGGTGTGGAGCTTGACTTGGATGGGCTGTTGCGGATGGACACCTCGTCACGGTTCGACGCGTGGGGCAAGGCTATCGGCGCGGGTTGGATGTCGCCCAATGAAGCACGCTTGCGCGAAAACCTTGAGCCTGTGGAGGGGGGTCAGACCCCTTACCTCCAACAACAAAATTGGAGCTTGGCGCAATTGGACAAGCGGACGATGCCGCCTGATCCTGCTGCGGCTGGTCCCACACCAACAATTCCCGCGCCCGCCCTCAAGCCGCCGCCAGAAGCTGGCGTGGAGGGGGATGACGAGGTTGTTTCGTCAGAAGCTCTTGCGGTCGCTTTGATTTCCAAATTCGCAGAGGCAGCGTATGCAGAAAATTGATGCTCTTGCAGACGCCGTCATTGCTTCGGCTCGGTTGTTCATCACTCGTGCTGTTGATGGGATCACCAAGCGCGTCGAGTTGCTTGAGTCCTCGATTCAGATGTCCGGCAAGGACGGTGTCGATGGTCTCGACGGCAAGGACGGTCGGAATGGCATCGACGGCAAAGATGGTGCCCCTGGCATCGACGGCAAGGAGGGTGCTCCCGGTATCGACGGCAAGGAGGGTGCTCCCGGCATCAATGGCGAAGATGGCTTGGTTGGGAAAGCAGGCGCTCCTGGCAAAGATGGTGTCGATGGCCGTGACGGAAAAGATGGCGCCGTGGGGGTGCAAGGGTTGCAAGGTCCTCCGGGCCTTTCCGGCAAGAGCGGTATCGACGGCAAAGATGGTGCCCCAGGCAAAGACGGCAAAAACGGGAAGGATGCGAACGCTGACGAGATCACAGCCAAGGTCCTCGGAAACGTCACGGAAGTTCTTGACGAGATACCCATCCCCAAAGACGGCGCTCCTGGCAAAGACGGAATCAACGGCAAAGACGGTGCTTCTGGCAAAGACGGTGCTTCTGGCAAAGACGGCAAGGATGGCGCTTCTGGCCTCGATGGCAAAGACGGTGTTGAGGGTAAGGAGGGCGCTCCCGGGGTTGCTGGTCAGGATGGCTTGGTTGGGAAAGCGGGTGCTCCTGGCAAAGACGGCAAGGATGGCCTCGATGGCAAAGACGGAGCCCCCGGCAAAGATGGTGCTCCTGGTCTCGATGGCAAAGACGGTGTTCCCGGCAAAGACGGCAAGGATGGCGCTTCCGGCCTCGATGGCAAAGACGGAGCCCCGGGCGAGCGTGGGGAAAAGGGTGACGCGGGCACCCAGGGCAAAGACGGAACCCCTGGGGCGGGAGGCCACTCCGGCATCGATGGCAAAGACGGTCGGAATGGCATCGATGGCAAAGACGGTCGGAATGGCATCGACGGCAAAGACGGTGCTCCGGGCGAAAAGGGAGATGCAGGCATCCATGGCAAAGACGGTGCCCCAGGCAGGGATGCGTTTGAGTTGGATATCTTGCCCGCCATCGATCAGAAGCGGAGTTACCCCCGAGGAACCGTTGCGCAGTGGGACGGTGGGTTGGTGCGTGCGGTGCGCAACACGGAGCCTGTGGCGAGGTCGGATGACTTGGTTGATGCGGGGTGGTCTTTTCTCGTGCAAGGTTTATCCAAGATCGTTGTACACCAGCACGAGGATCAAAGAAACTTCACCTTCTCGTTTGCGTACAGCAACGGGGTGATCGAGAAGCAGACCGTATCCATCTCCGTGCTCATCTACAGGGGCGTGTGGCGGGAAGGTGCGTTCGAGAAGGGTGACACGGTAACCTATGGGGGCAGCCTGTGGCACTGTGAGCGCAGCACGATTTCCAAACCCGGCACGACAGAGGACTGGAAGCTCGCGACGAAGAAAGGCACCGACGGCAAGGATGGCAAGGATGGGGAGAAGGGAGAGCGCGGAGAACGAGGACCGGCAGGGAAGAAGGGTTGAAGCCGCCATGGAGTGGTCCGTACCCCGTATGTGGGAAGGCAAGACAGTAGCGATCCTTGGCAGCGGTCCCAGCATGTCGAAGGCGGTGGCGGAAAGGATTCACGCCGCCGCGATCCCGACCATTGCCATCAACACCACATTTCGACTCGCTCCTTGGGCTGACATGATCTACGCGGCAGATGCGCGGTGGTGGAGTGTCTACGAGAGAGCGGTTCAAGACTTCCCCGGATTGAAGGTGACGTGTGAGGCTGACGCCCCCTTCCACACCATCCCCGATTTGCGCTTGTTGAAGCAAACGGGCCGAACAGGGTTTGATCCCGATCCAACTTGCGTGCGGACGGGAGGCAATAGCGGGTACCAATCCATCCACGTCGCGGTGCATGCTGGGGCGCGGCGTATCCTGCTCTGCGGTTTTGATATGAGGGGGGAGGGGCACTGGCACGGACTGCACCCTGACCCCCTCCGAAATGCGGGGGAAGAAATCTTCACACGGTGGTTTGAGTGGTACGCGACTCTCTTTGAAGCGTTGGAGCCCATGGACGTTGAGGTCTTGAACTGTACCCCCCGCTCCGCGTTACCCTTCTGGCCGGTGGTTGATTTGGAAGAAGCCCTTTCGAGTGTCCCAGCATGAGGGCGCAGATCGTGATGCGCGAAGGGCTGCATTACCGAAAGCACGCGTTTGAGACGGGGCTGAGCCGTGCAGGCTACAGGATCAAAGCGGATATCCAAGACCCAATGAAAGAGGACGTGCTGGTGATCTGGAATCGTACCCATCGAGGGTCTGATGAGGCGTGGCGCTTCGAGCACGGTGGGGCGCGCGTGTTGGTGGCAGAAAACGGCTACCTGGGGAAGACATGGAGAGGGGGGAATTGGTATGCACTCGCCATCGGGCACCACGCTGGAGGTGGGCAGTGGGTTGTTGGGGATCACGGTCGTTGGGACCAGCTCAACGTCGATCTATTGCCTTGGCGTGAGGGAGGCACCGAGACGATTGTCTTGGGTCAGCGGGGTATCGGCGAGTTTGAAATCCAAAGCCCGGATAACTGGGCTGAAACGTGTCAACAGAAACTTGGGGGGCGTATCCGTCCACATCCAGGCAAAGAGCCCATCGATGGCCCCTCCATCGAGGAGGATTTGGCGAACGCAAAGCAGGTAGTCACGTGGGCCAGCAGTGCCGCCCTGCGTGCGCTCGTGTTTGGCGTCCCGGTGTGGCATGAGCTTCCTTTCTGGATCGGGCGTGAGGCCGCGCTTCCTATTACGGAATTCGGAAAGGTCGAGCCAAAGCGAGACGACGCGGCACGGCTCTCAATGTTCCGCAAGCTCATCTGGGCGATGTGGCAGCTTGGTGAAATCGAGTCGGGGCAAGCGTTCAAGCATCTGCTACAGGGGGCGTAATTACGCTTTACCCCTAGCCGGGTAGCTGGGAAACGTAATAACGCCCCAAACAGGCGTTATTACGCTGACTAGGGGCATGCTTTCTATTGGGGGAAGTTGAATGATCAACCTGTACGTGGGTTTTGACCCGAGAACGGAAATTGGCTACCACACGTTCGTGTCCTCAGTACTTCACACCACGTCGGTTCCCGTGAGCATCACGCCGTTGGATCAAGCGATGCTGCGTGCTGTGTGGAAGTCGGGGCACAGGGACGGGAGCAACGCATTCACCTATCTCCGCTTTCTCGTGCCCTACCTCAACGACTTCACGGGGTGGGCGATCTTTGCGGACGGGTCTGACATGCTGATGCGCGGTGACCTTGCGGAGTTGTGGGGCCTGCGCGATCACCACAAAGCGGTGCAAGTGGTGAAGCATCATTACTCCACCAAGCATCCGAAGAAGTACGTCGGGTCGGCGATGGAATCGATCAACAACGATTACGACAGGAAAAATTGGTCGAGCCTCATGCTCATCAATTGTTCCCATTTCTCGTGGCGTGACCTGACGCCGGAGATGGTGGGGAGAGGGATGACAGGGGAGGACTTGCAGATGTTCAAGTTCGTGAGAACCCCGCCGCAGCTGGGGGAGCTTCCATTGGAATGGAACTGGTTGGTCCAGGAGCACGGGCCGAACCCCCACGCGAAACTTCTTCACTACACCGCAGGTATTCCCGCTTTCCCCCACTACGCAGACGCACCGATGGCGGATGAGTGGGCTCGGGCAGCGCTGCAAGTGACGCATGTGACAGCATGAACAAAATCTCAACTCGCATCGACGCTATCACCAGCATTCCGTTGGCGTATCGGAATGAGTTCATCCCGACGCCAAAATCCGCAAAGTTGGAACTGACCAGTAGTTGCAATCTGAA